TCGTGCCGATCCTCGACAAGACCGACCGGGTGTGGACGATGGCCCACCGCGGCGGGTCGATCGACTACCAGGAGCACTCGGCACGCGGGTACGTCCAGTCGGCGATCGCCCACGTCGACGTGCTCGAGTTCTCTCTCGGCCGGACCAGCGACGGCGTGTTCTTCGGCCTCCACGACGCGACCCTGAACCGGACGACGTCGGGCCTCGCCGCGAACTACCTCGCGTCGGCTCACACGTGGGCCGAGATCAGCGCGCTCGTCCAGGATCTCGGGAACCGTGGCGACCCCCGGTTCGGCACGGCGCCGTACCTGCGGCTCGAAGACTTCATCGCGCAGTGGTCGGGATCTCACACGCTGATGTTCGACCCGAAGCTGATCAACACGGCGGGCCGGCAGGCGCTCTACCCGATCCTGCAGCAGATCCCTCGGTATCAGGAGCGCGTGCTGGGCAAGTTCTACCACACGGGCACGGCGATCGCTGATGAGTTCCACGCCATCGGATGCAAGGCGTGGGGCTACGCATATACAGAAGCGATCACCGGGTTCAAGACGGACGGCAGCGCAACACAGGAGGCGTCGTTTGCTGACACGGCGCCGAAGTGGGACTACCTCGGGATGGAGTACTCGGCCAGCGCGGCGGTGTGGGCCGAGGCGGTTCGGATCGCGGACGGCAAGAAGATCATCGGGCACATCGTCGGCACGGTGCAGAACGCCGACGACGCCGTGGCCAAGGGTGCCCGGGCGCTGCAGGTCGCCGGCGTCAACGCGGTCTCGGTGAAGTACTAGAACCACCCGCTTATCACCCGTTCTAGCGCCAAAAAACAGGCCCAAACGTGGCGTTGCACCATAGTGTGAATGTCATGAACAACACCCCGAAGATCACCAACGTGATCGCCCTCATGGCCCTCGAGTCCGTCTTCCACGTCAGCCAGTCCGACCTCTCGGCACCCACCACGCTCGACCAGGTGACCGACACGTTCGGCCCCCACCTCCCCCCGAGCTACCACCACGAGCTCATCACCCTCGCCGACCTCGAGCGGGTGCTGCTCCTCGGCATGGGCGTCCACGAGCTGACGGCCGCGGCGAAGGTCGAGCAGGAGGAGTACACGCCGGTCGAGTACATGCTGCGCGAGCGCCTCCACGCTGCGCTGCGCGTGTTCTGCCCGGCCGTGTTCGCCGGCATCTACGACCAGGACTGACCACCCGGGCCCGGGGGACCGTCCCCCGGGCCCTCCACCCACGTCTCAGAGGAGTTCACCGCCATGCCCACCCCCACTTCCGTCCCGGCGTTCACCCGGGCCTACATCGAAGCCCTGCAGCCCGGCGACCGCATCGTGCTCGGCAGCAACTCGACCACCGTCTTCCAGGTCCGCGGCCCCGTCGTCGACGGCCAGCTCCCCACCGTGCGCGAGGACGGCGGACAGCCGGCGCCGATCGGCCACCGTCGGTGGACCGAGGTTGCGAAGCTGACGCCTCCCCCGTTCCCCTCGTCGAAGTCTCGGCAGCGCGACGGGTACGGCTACGTCCAGCCGTCGATCCCCGTGCCGATCCTGACGGACGAGCAACAGCCCATGCGGTGCCGTTGCGGTGCCGCTCTGGCGGCAGGCGAAGGCTCGCTGCTGGTCCACGCGTCGGAGGTGGCCGTGGTCCCCGAAGAGCTGGTCGGCAGTCACAAGATCGGCGACCCGGCGCCCAGCTACCAGAACCTGACGCGGTGCCAGCACTGCGGCGGCGTCGGCCATGTCACCTACACGCAGCACGCCTGGTACGACGAGTTCTCGTGCGCACGGTGCGGCGGGTCGACCGGCTACGGGATCGGCGACTGACGATGATCGACAGCGTGATGTACGAGGCGGCCGACGGCGAGCAGACCACCGTCGAGGTGACCGACCACGGCGACGACGGCCTCGAAGTCAGCGAAGAGGTGTACGACCAGCTCGCAAGCCTCTGGGCTGACGACGACTCGAAGCAGATGCGGACCGCTCTCTGGGACGAGGCCGCGGAGGCGTGGGTCTACGCCTGGCACGAGTCTGGCCAGGGCATCATCATCGAGCTGTGGCACAACGCGGGTGCCGGCGACGAGATCTGGCTCCACGAGTCCCCGATCCGGCACGAGCTGCTCACCACGTGCCGGCTGTGCCGCGGCTCCGGTCGGGTGGCTGTCGGCCCCTGGGGGTCTCGGCCGCCGCGCGAGACGTGCCGCGAGTGCGGGGGCAAGGGCCAGGTCAGCTTGGAGCACGCGTACGACGACCCGACGATCTGAACCACCCCCAGAACCACCCGCTCCCACCCGGTGAGGCCGGGTGGTTCCCCCATAGTGTGAAAGCACTTCACCATCCACCCCACGGAAGGAACAGCCCGTGCAATTCAACCTGCAGATCAAGATGACCAACAGCGAGATGCGGACCCCAGAGGCGCTCGTCGAGGCGCTCGCCGACGTCGCGCGCGACCTCGTCACGCACCGCAACGTCGGCCGCGTCCTCGACGTCAACGGCAACACCGTCGGCCGCTTCGAGGTCATCGGCGACGACGAGCGGGAGGCCGACAAGGCGCTCGTCTCCCGCGAAGAGCTGGAAGACCTCAAGGCGGCGATCGCCGGCCGGAGCACCGTCACGGCAGACGCGATGGTCGGCAAGCTCATCGAGGGGATCAAGTCGTGACCCGCATCAGTAGCACCCACGTCGTCCAGATGATCGGCGACGACCGCGTCGTCTTCGTCGACGACCGCACCGGCGCCGAGGTGCTCCTCGGCCTCGACGTCGCCCACGACGTGCTCGACGAGCTGCTCGTGCTCGGCGAGGGGGGCGAGGTCAGCAACAAGTCGGCGTCGATCTTCCTCGACGCGCTCGAGGTCGGTCGGGCGATCGAAACGGTCGAGTACTTCCAACGAGCTGCAAAGGTGCCGCTCGACGAGCAGCTCTCTCAGATCACCGTGATCGAACTCGACCCCGGCGACGACCTGGCCGAGCTGTTCCGGAAGCTGGGCCTGTCGTGAGCGACGTCAGCGACTACCGGGGTCTCCTGCTCACGGTCTACCGGCCCGGCGACGGACAGACGTTCAACAACTGGCCCGAGAACGCCCGCGGCCTCGCCCCGTCGGTCACGAACGTCGTGCTCGTTGACGACGACGCCCCGAAGATCGTCCGGCCCAAGGTCGACGCGCCGGCGGTCCGGATCGTGCGGCGCAACCTCTGGGGCAAGCCCGCCTGGTACGTCGTGCCGATCGGCTTCACCGACGGCGAGGGGATGCACGGCGGCACGTACGTCGGCACGTCGGACTCTCGGTTCACGGAGCTCTGCGCCGCGGTCGGCTACCCGGCGCCGACCGGCATCGCCCTCCTCCCCGTGCACGATCGGATCGAACGATGAGCGACATGGTCACGGGCCGCGCCGGCGTACGGTTCTCGATCGAGCACCCCCGCTGCCCCACGGTGCACGTCACGGCCCAGCACCTCGTGTTCCCGGACGCGAACGACGGCCTGCCCTCCATCCACCGGGACGACGTGCTCGAGATCGTCAGGGCGTGGATCAAGGCCGCCAGCGAAGACGAGTACGTCTACCGGGAGGTGCTCTGGTCGGGGACGAGCTTCGTCGTCCTCGTGCACGCCAGCGATCGCGACTACCTGACGGTCGACGTTGGGGCCTGGCAAGGTCGCGAGGTTGTCGACGTCGGCGAAGACGACGACCACTACGTGTTCGACGTTGCCGACGCGCCTCCTGCGCTGCGCGATCGACTCACCTGGCTCTGACGTGGCACGGCGCGCCGGGGGTTCGGTCTCAGGGGCCGGCTGGCATGCTGACGGGCATGGCAGCGCAGCAACCCGAGTACCCGACCGAGCCCCCGGCACAGCTCCGGGCACGCCGTCGCGCGTGGCAGCGTCGGCAGCGCGACGCCCGCATCACGGCGATCGTGTTCCTGACCGTCTGCTTCACCGCGCTGCTCTCCGGCGTCGCGATCTTCGTCATCTCGACGCACTGAATCACCCGTCTCTCACCCGCCGGGCCGACGGCGTCGCACCATAGTATGAAACCTATGGAACTCACCACCACCTCCCGCCCGGCGATCGACCTCGACCACACGGCATCCGGCTCGATCGTCGAGGTCGGCACCGCCCTCGGCCACTACGTCGGCATCCTGATCAACGTCGAGCAGCCGGGCAGCGCCTGGCCGATCCTCCGGCTCCACTCGATCGACCCGGACACGGACGGCACCCACCTCGTCATCCCGGTGCACGAGGACCACCTCGTCAACATCGACCCCCTCCCCTCGATCGAGGCTGGCACCCAGGTCGCGTCGCGCCGGTACTTCGACCCCGACCACCGCCTGTACCGGGTGGCCGAGTTCGGTGAAGTCCTCCGCATCCAGAACCCTGCGGGCCGCGCGACGGTCTACCACGTGCGCTCGTTCATCGACGGCGAGGTCACCCTCTACACGCGGCGGGCCCTGCAGCCCCTGACCCAGTTCATCCTCGACGACGCTGCCGAGCGGCTGTCGCTCATGCCCGCACTCTGACCATCCACCCCCCACGAGAGGAACAGCTCATGGCCATCACCCCCAGCAGCATCACCGTCGAGCTCCACGTCATCGTCGTCGAGCACGGCAGCCAGCACGGCGACGCCGACCCGGCCGTGTTCGTCGGCCAGCTCGACGAGATCAACCGGCAGGCCCTCGCCTATGTGCGCGATCTCCCCGCCGGGATGATCTACGACGACGGCGAGCGGGTCATCGCTCCCCTTCGAGTGACCGACGACGGCGACCCCGTCGAGCAGCTCGACGACGGCGACATCGGACGCATCCTCGACGAGTTCCACGAGGCCGCGACGGCGCCCTGGCTCACGACCTTCACCCGCGAGATCACGCTCGACGTCACGGTGGCCCGCTGATGGACGACAAGACCGCGCTCGACCGCATCGCTCAGCTCCTCGCGGGCACCGAGAACTGGGACGCCGACACGCTCGACGGCATTGCCGAGCTGGTGCAGAAGTCAGGCCGCCCGCACCCCGGCCAGGGTGTGTTCCCGTACCTCCTGCCCGGCGAGACCCCGTGGCCGCCGCTGGCCGAGGGGTGGCGCTACTACCCGCCGGAGGAACCCGACGACCCGAACGTCGTCATGGCGTTCCACGGCGACCGCGGCCAGCTCGTCTACTCGGTCAGCTTCGCCGTCGACACCGACGACCACGAGATCCTCGTGACCGACCTGCAGGTGTCGGACATCGGCGAGTCGCACTGGGTCTGGTACGACCTCACCAACGACCAGCTCGAGCGCGACGACCCCGACGGCGCCTGGTGGCGGCCTCGGGGCGCGCTCCTCATCCAGACCCTCGCGACGTCACGCGCCATCTGGCGCGACAAGACCATCACCCTCTAGGAGCGCATCGTGACCAACCCCCTCGCAGCACCCGACTTCTCCGACGAAGCCCTGTTCCCCCTCTGGGCCGAGATCTCCGGCTGGCCCCTCGGCAAGCCCGACGAGGACGACGAGCCGGTCGCCCTGCCCGTGGTCCGCGTCTCGATCGACGAGCAGATGGACAACGGCGACGTGACCTACGTCATGGACCACGACAGCGCGCTCGTCGTCCTCCACGCCTGGAAGGCCGCGCCGGCCGTCGACTACGACACCGGCGAGACCGAGTGGCTGCGCGACTTCGAGTGGCACGAGGCTGGCGAGGTCTTTGCGACCGCGCTCTCCGGCGACGGCGAGCTGAACATCGACTGGTGGGCCGAGAACAGCGGCTGCCTCTACACGGCGGACTGGCCGTGGGACTTCGAGATCCGCATCCTGACCGACGAGGAGGTGGTCGAACGTGGCCTCCGGTGAGTTCAAGCCCGGGTCGTACGTCCAGATCCTCGGGTCGACGACCTACTGGCGCGTCGTTGGCGTCGGGTTCGACGGCAAGTACGTTCTCGAGCGCGACGCCGCACCGGCGCCGACCTACAAGCCCGTGCGCGTCACCAGGCGCGGGGTGCTGGCCGGCAAGATGCGCAAGGCGACCTTCCGGACGGTGGCCAAGTGATCGACGGCAACGCGTCCCTCGCGAACACGGTCATCACGGTCATCCAGCACGTGCAGCTGCAGCGCGGGATGCTGATCACCGACCGCGGCAACCGGGTCAAGGCCGCCGGCGTCGAGCCCGAGGACCGCGTGCTCCTCTGCAAGCTCGTCGTCATCCACTACCGGTGGAACCGGAACCGGTGGGAGTACTCGAAGCACACGGCCCACGGCCACCGGAAGCTGCCCTCGGGCGGGTACGGCGGGGTCATGCTCGAGACGACGGCGATGCACCCGGACATCAGAGACCTGGCGGTCGAGTTCGGGCCCCGCTGGAAACCGACCGCATAATCCGTTGGCAAAAAACAGGGCCAAATCTTGCGTGTCGGTGGTTCCATCCATAGTGTGAAGGCAGGCCAACACACGAGGAGGCACCATGAGCACGACCCTGGCCCAGGACATCGGACTCGTCGGCGCCCGCGTCGAGATCACCGGCGACGTTCGCAGCGCCCATCACCGGTTCACCGAGTACGGCACGACGACGGAGATCGTCTTCGTCACCGGCGACGGCGTCCGGGTCCGCTGGGACGCCTCCCGGCACATGGAGCTGGCCGTGGGCGAGTCCCTCACGGTGCGCGCCACGATCAAGGCTTACCCGAAGGGCGAGGACCACGACGTGCTCGTCACGCGGGGCACCGTGTGCGAGGCCCCCTCGACCCTCTTCTGACCATCCACCCACGACGACACGGAGGAACAGCCATGTCCATCATCATCCCCGACTCCGACCACCTCGACCTCGTCCTCACGCTGCTCCGGCGTCAGGGCGACGACCCCAGCCGGCTGACGTTCGTCGGCCGCGAGATCCTCCGCGAGCTGTACGGCCAGACCCGCTACCGCGAGGGCGGCATCACCGACGCCGACATGCGCGTCGTCCGGGCGTACGTCTTCGCCGAGGTCACCGAGGACGTCTCCCCTCTCCGGACGTTGGCCGCCGCGCACTGGCTCGGCTACCAGCTCAGCAACACCGACCCCGAGCACGTGGCAGCGATCGAGTTCGACAAGATCATCGGCGCCGCGATCCGGGCGGCGACGGCCAACGAGGAAGGCGGCGAGTGGCAGCGCAAGCGCGACTCCGTCCGCGTGGCCCTCGACTCGCTCGTCGGCTCACGCACCGTCCAAGAGCGTCGGGAGCAGTTCGACTTCTAGGCACCCCCGCTCGGGCTCCCAGCCCGCCACAGCCCCCGTCAGCACGTCTGGCGGGGGCTTTCTCGTACCCGGGCCCCGGCGTGTCGGCTCCGTGCGGCGCGAGACGGGAGCCGTACGGTGGCACACGACGGAAGGAGACGCACATGCCCCAGGCCCGCCCCACTCGGCAGATGGTCGACATGGACGTCGTGGAGACGTCGGGTGTCGATCACCCGGCCCACGGGTACGAAGGGTGGCTCGTGCGTAAGTCGGCCTCCGCGGACTCGGTCTCTGCACTCAACAACCTGCTCAAGAAAGGTGCCCCCGTGCCCCAGAAGATGACGAAGGAAGCCCTGCTCGAGGAGGTGCGCAAGTCGAAGGCCCCCGAGGCAGCTCGCGAGGCCCTCGTCAAGGCGATCGACCTGCAGCCCGACGTCGACGCCGCCGCTGAGCTGTGGCAGTCGCTCAAGTCGAAGCTCGAGGCCGAAGACCCCGAGACCCCCAGCACCGAGGGCCAGGGCGAGACCCCTCCGGCCGCCGCGGCCCCCGCAGCTCCCGCCGCTCCCGGCGCCGACCTGTTCAAGTCCGTCACCGACCCCGTCGTCCGTGCCGCCCTCGTGAAGCAGGCCGCCGACCTCGAGCAGTCGCAGACCGAGCTCCGCAAGGAGCGCGAGATCCGCCTCGACCGCGACAACACGGACCTGCTCAAGCAGCGTTACCCCCACATGGCGATCGACCACGCCGGCCTGGCGAAGTCGATGCGGACCGCCGGTGAGGACTCGGTCGCTCCGTTCCTCGAAGCCCTCGACAAGGCCGCCGGTCAGCTCGAAGCAGCCGACATGTTCGGCGAGCTCGGCGCCTCCCGCACGACCGTGTCGAGCGCGATGGCCAAGGCGAACACCCTCGCCGACGGGTTCGTCTCGGCTGGCGTCGTCAAGACCCACGCGGAGGGCGTCACGAAGGCGCTCACCGAGAACCCCGACCTCTACACCGAATACGAGAAGGAGAACCGCTGATGGCCGTCGAAAAGGGCCCGAAGCTCGACTGGTCCGTCATCGCGGCGACCGACCTCGAAGGCGACCTGCAGTACCGCTTCGTGAAGTGGAACGACGACGGCTCCGACACGGTCGAGGCTCTCGACGGTGCCGGCCAGCAGGCCCTCGGCGTGCTGAACAACGCCGTCAAGCAGGGCGAGGAGTCCGACGTGACCCTGGTCGCCGCGGCCCAAAAGCTGCGCATCACGGGCACGGTCGCTCGCGGAGACAAGATCTCGGCGTCGGCGACCGGCCTCGGCAAGAAGGCCGCCACCGGCGAGCTGGTCTACGGCCGTGCACACGAGGCCGGCACCGCCGGTCAGGTCATCTCGGTGTCGCTGAACGCGATCACCCCCACCACGGCTGCCTGAGAGGACTAGCAGACCATGCCCCAGCCCAACGTCAACGCGCTCCACATCAGCGCGCCGCTCACGAACGTCTCGGTCGCCTACCGTGCCAACACGGACGAGTACATCGCGACCAAGGTGTTCCCGAGCATCCCCGTCGACCACAAGACGGACCTGTACTGGACCGTGCCGAAGGGCGACTGGTTCCGCGACGAGGCCCGCGTCCGTGCCGACGCCACCGAGTCGGTCGGTTCCGGCTACTCGCTCGACCAGGACACGTTCAACTGCCGTGTCGAGGCCATCCACAAGGACATCGGCAACCAGGCCCGCTCGAACGCCGACAGCTCGTTCAACCTCGACTCGAGCGCGACCGAGTTCGTCACCGACCGGCTGCTCCTGCGCCGCGAGGTGCAGTTCACCCGCGACTACCTCCGCACCGGCGTGTGGGGGTACGAGGTGGGCGGCGACGCTCAGGGCTCGGTCGGCGCGGACGAGTTCGTCCAGTGGTCCGACTACGATGCCTCGACCCCGGTCCGGGACATCAAGAAGCTCAAGCGCCGCATGAAGGCGACCACGGGCATGTCCCCGAACACCCTGGTGCTCGGCTACGACGTGTTCGACAGCCTCACGGAGCACCCGGCGATCCTCGACAAGTTCAACCGCGTGTCGAGCGACCTGGTCGACGAGGCCATCCTGGCGAAGTACTTCGGCGTCGACCGGATCTTCGTCAGCTCGGCCGTCGTCAACGACGCCAAGGAGGGGAACGCCGACGAGTTCGGCTTCCTGACCGGCAACGTCGCGCTGCTCTGCCACGTCGCACCGTCGCCCGGGCTGCTCACGCCGTCCGCCGGCTACACGTTCGAGTGGAAGGGCGTCTCGGGTTCGATCGGCTCCACGATCGGCATCTCGAAGTTCCCGATGGTCCAGCTCAAGGCCGACCGCGTCGAGGGCGAGATCGCCTACGACAACAAGGTCGTCGCCGCGGACCTCGGCATCTTCATGAACTCGGTCATCGAGCCCGTCGCGGCCTAGTTCGACAGCCACGAGAGAGCCCCTCGTCCTCCACATCGGGGGGCGGGGGGCTTTCTCGTGGTCGAGGGGACATCTCAGGCCCCCGATGGGACACACTCAGCGTCAGAAGGGACACGACCATGACGTTCACGTACAACACCCCGCCGGTCCTGCCGCGCGACGAGGTCCGCTTCCGGTCCGGCGACATCACCGAGAAGCCCTGGTCCGTCGACGACGCGACGATCGACTGGCTCCTCGGCCCCGAGCAGCACGACGGGAACGTCTGGCAGGTCGCCGCCGACGTCGCCGAGAAGATCGGCGACTACTACGCGGGCCGACCCGGCGGCCAGAAGACCGTCGGACCGCTGTCTCTGGCACGCGACCAGGCCGGCGACGCCTCCCGCTGGTACGACCGGGCTCGCCGGCTGCGAGCAGGCGGCTCCGGCGGCTCCGTCGCGTCCCCGGTGTACGAGCGCGGGCGCCGATCGTTCGCGATCGGGATGCACGACAACGGCAGCTTCCGGCACGGGGAGCCCGAACGTGGACGCTGAGCTGCTCGAGCTGATGCCGCACACCGTCGTCTGGATCAAGAAGGGCGGGTCGACCCTCCGGGGCGAGCCCCTCGACGGCGAACGCACCCCGATCCAGTGCCTCTACGACGAGGCAACGTCTCAGGTGGCCGACTTCGACGGGCGCACGGTGAACACGGTCGGCACGGTCTACTGCGACGACGTCTACCAGGTCGAGCAGGAGCACCGCATCGAGGTTCCCGACGGCACCAAGCGGCGCCCCGTGCGCGTCCGCCAGCTCTCCGACGACGAGGGGCCCTACAGCACCGTCGTCTGGCTCGGTGCCTGATGGTCGACGGAGGCAACTTCTCGATCAAGGTCGACGGGCTGGAAGAGCTCGAGGCCCTCCTGCAGCGCGCCGGCGACCGATCGACCGAGGTGCTCACGATGGCGCTCGTCCAGGAGATGCAGCTCGTGTTCCGCGAGTCGCAGAAGCTGGTCCCGGTCGGCAAGACGGGCAACCTCAAGTCGTCCGGCCGGCAGAAAGCGCCCGTGATCAAGGGCGAGACCGTGTCGATCACCCTCGGCTACGGCGGCGCGGCCCGGAAGTACGCCGCGGTCGTGCACCAGTGGCCCCGGACCGGGATCAACTGGACGAAGAGCGGCACCCAGAGCCACTTCCTCTCCGACCCGCTGACGAAGCGAATGCCGGACATCGAGCAGAACATCAGACGGCGCATCGAAGGGATGCTGAGCACGTGACCGACACCCTCCCAACGCCCGTCGACGAGTCCGAGTACTCGCCCGTCGACGCGATCGCGCACTACCTGGCCGACTGCGGGTTCGGCGAGCTCGCCGTCGACCTGTTCGCCGACGTTCCGCCGGACGACACCACCACCCCTGACGCCGCGATCGGTGTGGCCGGTCGACCCGGCCTCGTCGACGAGACGTTCTCCGAGACGTTCGGCCGTCCGAACGCGACCGTCGTGGTCCGGGGCGACCCGAACCGTGCCGGCGCGGCCGAGCGGCGCGCATGGGCGGTGTGGAAGGCCCTCTCGAACATCGCGAACGAGGAGATCCACGGCGTGACTTTCCTCCGCATCCAGCCCTCGCAGACGCCCGGCCCCCTCGGGCCCGACAGCAAGACCCGCGAGACCTACACATTCGACTTGGAGATCTACCTCGATGCCTTCTGACGACGACCAGCCCGCGATCGACCTCGGCGATGGGCGCGAGTTCACGAAGGACGACCTGATGATGGCGATCGACAGCGCCATCGGCCAGCTCGTCACCCTCCGGAAGCTCGTGCACCTCGCCGTGGCCGACCCCGACAACACCACCCCCGTGAAGCAGGTCGACGTCGACGACCACTTCGGAGGTGACGACGACGACGTCGACCCGGCGACCTGCCGGCACAAGCACACCGACCAGACGTTCGAGGGTCTGTGGTGCATCGACTGCGGCACCCGCATCGACGCCGACGGCCCCGGCGTGTCCGCACCCGACGAAGACCAGACGCGGCCGTAAGGTCGCTCGAGAGAAGGAGAGTCATGGCGAAGACGAAGTACGAAGTGCTGGTGGGGATCAACTACCCGCCTGACGACACGCGTGCCGAGATCGGCGACGTCCTCGAAGACCTCGACCCGAAGCTGGCGAAGCGCCTCCTGAACTACGGCGTGATCCGCGAGGTCGGCGACGAGGCCCCCGCCGAGGGCACGCTCACGTCTCAGACGTCCACGGAGCCGGAACCCACCCTCACCCCCGACGACGCCACGGACGGCTCACAGCCCGACCTCGTGCCCGTCAAGGGCGGTCCCACGCTCACCCCCACCGACGAGACCGAGGCCAACTGATGCCCGTGCACGGCAAAGACTCCGGCGTGGCCATCGGATCGTACGAGCTGACGCGCTTCCTGAACGAGGTCAGCTCGAACAACGAGATCGACCTGGCCGAGACGTCGTGCTTCCAGGAGCCGGGCGGCGCGAAGACCTACACCCCGGGCATGCGGAACGGCACCGGCTCGCTGAGCGGTCGCTGGGCTGGCAAGCCGGGCGGCGCCGAGCAGGTCATCCTCGGCATCCAGCAGGAGCAAGACGACGCGAACAACAGCGACGGCCACCCGGTCACGTTCGCGATCGACCGGGGCTTCCGTCCCGGACGCGGCGCGACCCTCGGGCCCGCCCTGTCGACCGGCCTGTCGGTGTCCTCGCCCCTGGCCGACGTCGTCAGCCTCTCCGGCGACCTGCAGGTGGAGAACGGGTGGCGCACCGGCGTGATCCTCTCCCCCGAGGGCCCACAGAGCGCGACCCCGTTCACCTCGGTCACCGACCAGCAGGCCGCCCTCACGCAGTTCGGCGCGAGCGCCCACCTCCACGTCGTCCAGAACAGCCGCGCAGCCGCCTCGAGCGTCACCGTGCAGCACAGCTCGGACGGCACGGTGTGGGTCGACCTCCTCGTGTTCGACAGCATCCCCGCCGGCACCATCTCGGGCCAGCGCAAGACCACCGCCGCCGGCGTGACGGTCAACCGATACCTCCGTGCGATCGCCACCCTCGGCGGGACCACGGGCACCATGACGTTCCGCGTCGCAGCCGCACGAAGCATCTAAGGAGACACCATGCCCGTCCACGGTAAGAAGACATTCGTCGCGTTCGACAGCGCGGCCGGCACGCTGACGACCCTCAGCGCGTTCTTCAAGGAGGCCTCGGCCGCGAAGAGCATCGACACCGCCGAGACCTCGACGTTCGGCTCGACCGCGAAGACCTTCGTGCTCGGCATGAACGACGAGACGGTCGACATCTCGGGCAACTTCGACAAGGCCCTGCACGACCACATGACCGCGCTGATCATCGCGCTCGACAACGGGACGCTCGAGACCTGCACCGTCGTCGTCGGCCCGTCCGGCAACAAGCCTGGTGCGGTCCGCACGGCCCGCGAGTGCCTCGTGAAGAGCTACAACTGGTCGGCGTCCACCGGTGACCTCGTGAGCGCGTCGATAAGCTTCCAGCGCACCGGTCCCAACGACGACGGTGCGTTCGCCGCCGACGGCCTGGCAAAGGCGTAGGCGGCGGGCCCAGCCCCCCGAGAGGAACAGACATGAGCGACACCACCCCGAGCATCCCCGGCGCGATCCCGGGACCGCAGAACCCGTACGACGGCCAGCACGTGGCCCCGTACGCAGACGCGGCCCCCCAGGCTCAGCCGGTGACCCACGAGGCGACTCCTCCCGTCGAGCCGACGCCCACCCCGGCGCCAGCTCCGCAGGAAGAGCCCGACGACACGGCGCCGGCCCCCTCGGCCACGCGCCTCTCGCCCCGCGACCGCCTGCGCCAGCAGTCGATCCGGGTCGAGCACGTCAACCTCGGCACGACGGCCGAACCCCTGTGGGTCGACGTTCGCGGCCTGACCGCCGGAGACGCGTTCGAGATGGGCGACGACTTCGACGACGACCACGAGCCGACCGCCGCCGAGTCGGTGCCTCCGCTGCTCCGCAAGACGGTGTACCTCGCCGAGGACGGCTCGCGATTCTTCGACGAGACGTTCAGCGACGACGACATCGTCCAGTTGCCGATGCACATCGTCAACGAACTCACGACCGCAGCGAACAAGGTGCTCGGCCGGACGTCCGAACCGGGAAAAGACTAGCTCTCGACCCACAGCGGCGGCTTCACTTCATCATCGCCACACGGATAGGCCGGACGGTCGAGGAACTCCTCTTCGGCTCTCCGGCCTTTCTGCCGCTGACGGAGTACGAGATGCGCGAGTGGTACGCACTACTGCAGCTCGAGGAAGCCGAGGCCGAGGAGCAAGCCGCCAGAGCCAAGAATCACTAACGAAGGGCCCCCGATGAGCAGCGTTCTCACCGTCCAGGCGAACGTCAAGGGCGATGCGAAGAGCATCATCGCGGCCTTCAAAGCGGCCGGGGCCGAGGTCAAGTCGTTCAAGGCCACGACCGGCGAGGCCGACTCCACCGTCAAGAAGGCGACCGGTGGGTGGGGCTCGATGTTCAAGACCGCGGCGACCGCGGTCGGTGCAGCTGTGGCGGGGGTGGTCGCCGCCGGAGTCGGCATGGCGTCCGTCTTCACGGGGGCCGCCCTCGTCACAGGTGCGAAGCGTGTCATCGCGATCCAGGACGCGACGACCTCGATGACGACGATCATGGGGTCCGCGACAGCGTCAGCGGAGCTCATGGCCGGGGTGCTCGAGACGGTGAGGGGGACACCGTTCAACCTCGACCAGTTCGCGACCGCCGCGAAGAACCTCGTGGCGTTCGGCGCGGACGCCAAGAAGGTGCCGGGCTATCTGACCGCCATCGGTAACGCTGCCGCCGCCTCGGGCAACGGCGCCGAGGGCGTCGACATGATCGTCACGGCGCTCGGCCAGGCGTCGGCTGCCGGCCGCCTGTCGACCGACACGATCAACAGCCTCTCGTCGCAGGGTGTGCCCGCCCTGCAGATCCTCGCGAACAGCATGGGGAAGACGACGAAGGAGACCCAGAAGCTCCTCTCCGACGGCGCGATCCCCGCCCAAGAGGGCATCGACATGCTCACCCAGGGCATCATGAACGGGACCGACGGCGCTGCCGGCGCGACGGTCAAGTTCGGTGGCGCGATGGAGGCCCTTCGGCAGACGTTCTCCGGTGCCCTCGGCGGTATGAAGGCCGCCGTCGCCCGGTTCGGTGCTGCCGCGATCACCCCGTTCCTCGACCTCGCGACCAGCGGGCTGCAGGCGAGCGGCACGATCATCGACATGGCCACGGTGAAGGTCAAAGAGCTGTTCACCGCGGCCGGCGCCTCCGGCCCCGTGGCGGCCCTCAAGAGCACCATCGACGAGTTCAACGCGTCCGCCGACCAGAGCGGGTTCATCCTCGACAAGCTCAAGCCCGCGATCGACCTCGCGAAGGGCGCGTGGGACGGGCTGCTCAACATCTGGGGTCAGATCAAAGAGCCGGTGATGACGATCGCCGGCCTGTTCACCAGCGACCTCCTGCCCGCCGTGATGGTCATCGGCCCGGCCCTCGCGCAGGCGTCGAGCGAGCTCGGCATCAGCACCTGGCAGATCTTCGTCTCGGCCCTGCAGCTCCTCGCGCAGGTGCTCGCCGTGATCATCCCCCCGCTGACCCAGATGACGACGGCGATCGCCGGGAACACCGAGGTCGTCAAGGCCATCGTGATCGCCTACACCGCGTGGCGCGGCGTCGTCGCCGTCATGGCGTTCGCCGGCCTGATCAGCGGCCTCGTGAAGAGCACCGCAGCGATCATCTCGAAGACGGCAGCATGGGTCGCGAACAAGGCCGCGATGGTTGCCTCGAAGGCCCAGACCGTCGCCCTCGCCGCGATGTACGCCGGCAGCTTCGTCGCCAGTCTCGCCCGCACGACCGCCGGCATCGTGGCCAACACCGCCGCCTGGGTGGCGAACAAGGTGCAGGTCGTGGCCGCCGCCGGCGCCGCGGCCGTCGTCAAGGGCGCCGGCATGGCCGCGGCGATCGCCACGACGACCGTCGAGCTCGCGAAGAGCACCGCCGCCTGGATCGCCCAGAAGGGCGCCGTCGCCGCGTCCGCAGCTGCTCAGGCGATCGTCAAGGCCCCCATGCTCGCCAGCGCCGCGGCGACCGGCATCGCGACCGCCGCCCAGTGGGCGTTCAACAGCGCTCTCCTCGCCAACCCGATCACCTGGATCATCGTCGGCATCGTCGCCCTGATCGCGGCCATCGTCCTCCTCATCGCCAACTGGGACACCGTCGTGTCGTTCCTCAAGGGCGCGTGGCAGGGCTTCATGAACTGGATTCAGCCCGCCCTCACCGCCGTCGGCGAGTTCTTCTCTACCGTCTTCGGTGCGATCGGCTCGTTCCTGTCGTCCGTCTGGTCCGGGATCGTGGCCTTCGTAACGGCCTACGTGACGACCCTCGTGACCGTCATCATGACCGTCGTCAACACCGTCGTCGGCTGGTGGAACAGCGCCTGGTCCGCCGTCGCCTCGGTCGCCTCCTCGATCTGGTCCGGGATCGTCTCGTTCGTGACCGCCTACGTCACCACCGTCGTCTCGATCGTGATGACCGTGGTCGGCGCGATCGTCTCCTGGTGGTCCTCGACCTGGGCCGGGATCTCGGCCGTCGCGAGCGCCGTCTGGTCCGGCATCACCAGCGTTGTCTCCGGCGCGATCTCAGGCGTGCAGTCGATCATCTCGTCCGTCGTCTCGACGATCGTCGGCCTCTGGCAGTCCGGGTGGAACAACGTCCGCAACGCCGTCTCGTCGGCCGCGTCGGCCGTGAACTCGATCGTCTCCGGTCTCCGGTCCGGCGTGCAGGGCGCGATCTCCGGCGTCGTCGGGTTCTTCACCTCGATCCCCGGCCAGGTGCAGGGCGCCCTCGCCGGCGCGGGCAGCTGGCTGGTCTCGACCGGACGCAACATCATCGAAGGCCTCATGTCCGGCATCAAGTCGGTCGCCGGCAACATCCTCGGCGCCGTCACCGGCCCGATCAAGGATGCGATCTCGGGCGCGAAGGGTCTCCTCGGGATCAAGTCGCCGTCCCGCGTCTTCATGAAGATCGGTAACCAGGTCGGCGAAGGCCTGACGATCGGTGTCGACCAGCAGGCCGCCGACATCGTCGACAGCATGAAGTCGATGAGCCGGACGATGACGAACGCCTGGACCCCGCCGACCCTCAACGCTCCGAACGTGGCCATGAGCAGCTCCCTGGCGGCCCGTCTGCGGTCCGGGATGACCATGCCGACCCTCCCGGGCTACGGCGCGGTCTCCGGGGGCGCGTACGCCGGCGGAGCGAGTGCTGGGCGCACGTTCCACGTGACGATCGACCAGAAGGTCTACCCGTCGCAGAAGATGGACGAGAAGGCGATCGCCGACAAGTCCGCCTCGGATCTCCTCTGGAAGCTGGAAGGCCTGAACGCATGAGCAGCATCGACGTCGACCTCGGCACGTTCGTGGTCCAAGCCGACCCTGACCCCGGGTTCCCGAAGTACAAGCTGACCAACTTCGATTCCTGGTGGGTGCCTGCCCAGTTCGAGGCCGAGGCCACCGAACGCTCTCAAGGTGACGGCGACTTCGACGCGGGAGAGTCGCGGCTCAAGTCAAAGCTGATGCCCCTCAGCGGAGTGCTCGAGTCGGCATCGCCCGAGCAGTTCCTCCGCGACGTCGACCGCTTCGGCGAGATCATGCCGAACCGCACCGAGTTCCCGGTCCACGTTCGCGACTCTCTCGGCGACCGGTTCCGGAACGTTCGTGTTGACGGGCAGATCGACTTCGAGCCCTTCCACCCCCGCAAGGCCCGGTTCCGCATCCCGTTGTACGCCCGCGACCCCCTCAAGTACGGCACCCTGATTCAGCAGTCGACCCAGATCCCGAACGACGTCGGGGTGGGGCTCGTGTTCCCGCTGTTCGCGTCACAATCGGGCAG